CATCGGCAGATAGAGATGGGCTGAACAAGTACTGACCAGCATTATCTTTCAATTTACGAACAGCAGCGATCGCCTGCGCGTTCATCTGCCATCCTGTGCCTGGCAAAGTGCGACCAGCGGTATTCACACTGTAAACAAGATCGATCAAGTTATCAGCGGTGAATGCACCAGATACGGCAGTGCCGCCAGTGATGCCTGAGCCTGCGGCAGTAACGATACCAGTTGGCTGGGTTGTACCAGTACCAGTTGTTAGTGCGCCGTTGACTGCAAAACCAAGTGCGTTACCAGTCTGGGTTGCTAGGAATCCAAGAATATCCACGCCTGCATCCTCAACCATTTCACGGCTGATCTGTGTCAAGAATGAATACTTGTATGCACCAAGCGTTACGAATGAATTGAATGTTGGATCGCTTTCACCAATTGCTCCTGCTTCAGATGTAACCGTACCTGTGCTGTATGCGCTTAGGCTTGGGATCTGCAAGTTTTCGCCACCTGCGGTTGCAAGTGTGGTGGAAGTTTCTAGCATTGGTCCAACGTGACGGGCAAGCATGATTACTTGATCGTAGAATGAAGTTGGAACTGGTGCGCCAGTTGAACCCTTTGTGACATCGCGCTTCTCAAATGAATGTGAGCGAATTTCGCCACGAGCAAGTGAACGGATTAGATCGGATTCATTGATTGCTGGAACAGCAACCTCTGGACGTGCCTGTGATTCAAAACCACTCATTGCTTCGGCAGCGCGTTCCTCACGCTCTGCTTGTGCTTTGATGGTGTCGATAGTTGCCGCACGCTGATCTAGATCAACCATAATGCGGTCATACTTTTCGTTTTCTTCTGAACTGAGGTCGCGCTTTTCTGCTGCTGCGGAATCTAGCAATGCTTTTGCTTCATCCCACGCTTTTGCACGAGCCTCTACTTGCTGACGAATGTAGTCAGACATTTAGAACTCCTAAGTTGTTTGTTGTTTTATGAAGTCTGTGTGGCTCCACAACAGAAAGCACGATGGTGGCTCCACTCGATCGCACATAACAATTATGACACAAATAAAAATAGGCTCAGATGCTTCCCCACATCCAAACCTATTTCTGTAAACACACTATCGTGTTTCTGTAATTTTTTCCAATCGGGTTTCATCCACCGGTGAAAAGGATTTGACCTCAGCGGGTTTTTTCTCGCCAAATTCCGCAACTATGGCTTCAGATATAGCATCGGCGAAATCAACAAAAACACCAGACTGAGGATTACCAAGCACAGAGAGATAAACCCTTTTGACATTTTCCGCATCCATTAAAATACCTTTGACATAAGATCAAGTTGCTTGCGCTTAAGTTCCAGCAGTTCGAGATTACTTGGCTGATCGGCTCGTAACTTAGAAACTACCTCAGCAATTAAATCAGCGTGTTCCGCTTCCAAAGTTTCGCCTGCTTCCAGTCGTGTAATCGCATCACTTAACGCATCTACATCGACAGCAGTACGCGTAGCAAGAATGTCTAGCGATCGCACAGATGCAGTTGTCGCTTGGTAAGCGGGGAATCCAGTCACAATAGAAACTTCGTGCAAACGCACCTGATGAAGTTCGCGGGTTGCTCCATCCTCTGACCACTTATCGCCACGCGGGGGAACGCTAAAACCAAATGACATTGAATTAACATCGCCACGTTGCATTAGTACCGATAGATCACGACCAGCAGTTGTATCTGGCAGATCTGCTTCTGCAAGTAATCCGCGTGAATCCTCTGACAAACGCAAAGTACCAGCGCGACTAGAACCAAGAACAACATCGGTGTTGTGATTCATAAACAGTTTAATTTCGTTGCGCGACTTTAGTGAACGCTGGAATGCTCCACCCTTAATTACTTCTGTAAATGGCAACGGTTCTGATGGTGAATCGAACACGGCGGCATAACCAGTGAAACTCATACCATCGCTGGATGCTTCCCCGTTACGCACATCAAATTCGACTGTGTTTACACGACGTTCTACTGTAGTTGTCATTTGTTGCCTTTCATCTTTGTTCAAGTTTAGTGCAATGGTTTTCCATTTTTCGTTCTGCTCTGCATTACGATCTTGTTGCTCTGCTCTAATTCTTTCCACAACGCGTTCAGCATAAGCCATAGTGCGCCTTGCTTGTTGTTTAGTCGCTCCTGATCCCCACAAGAAATGTGCGACTACTCCTGCGCTTGGGTAGTTCTCGTTGCTAGGACTGGCGGCAGGGGCATCTAAGTCAGGCATATGACGTGCAATCCACGCTGCAATCCGAATCCACTTATCATCAGAAACTTGCCCGTCAGCCATAAGTCTTGCTTCACGAACAGTTTTATCTGTTAAGCCATCGCCCGCTTTTCCATCGGCATAGAACGCTAGACCACGGCGAGCAGCAGCACGCATAAAACTAGGTGCGCTTTGATTTATTGCACGCTCATCGTATTCCTCGAATGATCGTGAGGATTTAGGATGTCCTGCTGGTAATAAATCGTTGTCCTGTTTGTAGTTTGCGTTTTCAGGTTTTCCATTACGCAACAGAAACAAATAAGCATTTACTCTGCCCATCGCCCATTGTCCGCGTGTCATTCCTGGTCTGTGCGAAACTGAGTATGCGCCAGCACCTCTGCGGTAAACCGCTTTGAGCGAACCTAAAGTTGCGCGTGTCCAATCTGGTCGATTGTCTTTCGACATAGCATCATTGTGTTCGCTGACTTTATTTTTTAATGCTGTGGTTGTTTTTGCATCAAAGGTAATACCGCTACCAGATCCCTCAGCACTTCCTGCTGGATTAGTTTTACTGCCTTTGATTTGATCTTTCTTAGGTGCGGGTGCACGGTTTTCATCAACATTATTTTCATTTTTTGGTACATCTGGAATGTCAGATACACCTAATGCCGTAATGCCTAAATCTCTAAAGGCTGCCCGATTATCTGGATTGTTATCTATCGCAAGAATGACATTGTATTCCTCTAATAACTTTGCCGCAGTTGCTTTTTTAAATTCAACAGAATCAACTGAACTGTTTTCTTTCATAAACAAACGGTCATAGTCAATTCCTAAAGAATCTAATTCAGCAACAGTTTCATCGCGATCGGCTACGACACGAGCAGTGACGATAAAAATTTCTGTATCTGACATATCCTCTAGAAAGTTGTAAGTGCGTTCTATTAACTGACCGTTGTTAGAAATTAATGTGCCGTCAATATCTACAATTACAGCCTGTGGTCCAGATTCGATTCTTACATCATCTTCCATTTCGGAATCATCTTGCATTTCCTCTTGACCCTGATAATCCATTTTGGTTAATGGCGCAAAACCTTTAACTACAAACTCATCAGTTTCAGTAAGTATTCCATTGTCATTTGTATAAACCTGAATTGTTGCAAGCGGTCTGGCTTGTGTTGCAACTATGTCCCCGCCTAAAGGATTTTTAACTGCTCCGAAAGTCGATACAGAAGTGATCTCGCCATACATTGTGTTTCCTGCGTTATCCCAGAAAACATAATCACCAACTTTAAGTTCATCATTTAATGCGCGTTCACCGCCCACTTCGACATCCTCTGCAATTGAAATAGCAACCATCTGATCTATGGCTGCTTGCTTAGTTTTATGACAGCCCATTATTTCGCCATCCTCTTTAATAGTTGCCCATCCAGAACAACCCTCTGCGCTATCTGTAATGAAGTATGGCATTAGTACGATGTCTGCCTTAACCACGAAATCAAATGTGTACCTGTTTCTGAAATAGCATAAACAGATTCACCGGCATTTAAAATCAATTCCATACTTTCTAATTTTTGTATGGCAAAACCATTTGTAGTGCTTACAGAATCATTACCTAAAAATAGAACTTTAGTATTGTCCAAATTATGAATGTGTAGGCGTGACGGATTTGGGGAAATTCCATCGACTAACTGACGTGTTGTTCCTATCAATTGCTGACCAGATGTAATTGCCACAATTAAACCTCATAAACTGATTCAGGATTTTCGGGATCAATTTGTGCGATACCTTGCAACTGTACAGATGGTACGCCTGTGTGATCTATTGACGGCAGATTTAAAGCAGCCAAAACGCCAGCAGGATTAAAGCCAGCCAGAATAAGTTTCGATGCCATCGTGACACGCTTGTCTGTTTCCACGAGCGATGCAGCACCCAAATCCACGTTAGCCAAAGGTACACGGTAAACGTCACCACCATCGACAGGGCGCAGATCCTCGAACCTACGGATGTCATTGACTGATAAAAATCCTGCTTGTGAACCAATGCTGTATCCGTTCATTCGTGTAGCAAAATCACCGCGCAGTAATCCATCTACATTAAAGCGAATAAATGCACCCTCAGGAAGTAGTGTGCTGTAAGCATCCTCCATCTTTGCAATGTATGGGCGCAAAGTATGAGTTACAAAGTTAATGTTCTGCTGCTCTACGGAATTGTAAGACATAGCACCCGCAGATGTAATACCGATCATATGTGGCGGTACGCGGAAAATTCTTGCGATCTGTTCAACCGCAAACTTTTGCGAATCCAACATTTGTGCTTCATCAGGATTTACACCAGTGCGAACAAACTTTGCTCCACCCGTTAGGATGCCAGTCTTATGTGCTTTCTTGTAACCCTTATGGCGAGAATCAAAACCCTCAACTAATTCTTTTGCTTGTTCCCGATTTAGTCCCATAGGTGTTTCGATAACACCAGAAGTTGTAGCACCTTGTCCAAAGAATCTAGATGCAAAAGATTGTAATGCGCTAGCAAGTCCCAAGTTATCTTTTAATTCAGTCACGCGACTTATGCCACGCAGTTCGCCAGCCTTGCGCATTTCGGTAATGTGCAACATATCCCGCGCAACTACTGGGTATTGATTATTGTCATCAATGATGTAAATCAGTTCACGAGTTACTGGTGTCCGTGTTACCTGAACTCTGTTTGGATCTATTACAACAAGATTTGCAACCTGTCCTGTTTGATCTCTGTAAATACGCACGAACGCATTGCCATCAAGCAATAACGAAATAAGCACCTGCTGGTAATGCTCGGTGCGTAATAAATCAACATCTGGTCTTTGTATCCACGCTGGTTGTGGTCGATAAGGTACGCGGTTGCCATCAACACGGCGGAAAGAATCAACTGGAAGTGTAGAAATTGTGTCAGAAATTAAAAGCACGCAAGCGTAGAAAGCATTAATGCGCATTGAAGTAATTTGATCAATGTTCGTTCCTGCTTCGGTAGTAAATGCAAAGGAATCACCAGAACCCCAGATTGACTGGAAACTGATTGCGCGTTCCTCTTGTTTGTTGTTACTTAAACGCCCAAGCATTATTCGTTACCCCTCTCAAATGCTAAACCTACGAGAATGCAACTAATACCTGTTGCAACAATTCCTAAAGGCAAACTGAATAAACCTAACCCCAGAGAGATACACGCAAGACCAACTAATTGCAAAATTGTGGCTAACAACAAACACTCCCTAAAAACTAAAGAATTGTGGGACAACGGGTTCATCACGCGAAACTGTTGCCCTATCAAATCCAATGATACTAGCAACTGCCGCATCGATCTTGCGCGGTGATCCACGGTGTTCTTTAACAATGCGTGGTCCAATGCGATCTGTTTTGACAACGGCGTTTGATAAATGCCTAGTCAGCAAAGGATTGCCATCGTGAGTTAGTTTGCCAGAAACAACGGCATCGTAAAATTTTGCGCACGCTGGCACCATACGCGCTGGTGAAGTCGATGGCCATTCAACGATAGGTAAGCCAGCATCATCTAGAACTTGCATTGTACGTTGCCAACGGAATGGGTCACAGGCAATTTCTTTCACGTTATGTGTAGAACAGAACTGAATGATTGTGTTTTCCACATCTAAAATGTCCACACGCCAATCCTCATCATCATCTGGTTGCTTTTCCCAAGCCTTAATCATAAAAACGTGTGGCTGATCCTCTTGCGTTACACCGATAATGACAGACGCATCGCCAGAGAACGAACCATCAAAACCAAGTACAACTGGCGTGTCAGCAGCGATCTCACGCTCAATTGCTAGTGGTTCCCACGATCCGTTAGGCAACCACGAAAGTTGCGAACTGACCCATTGATTGCAACGCTTTGTTCTGAATTCTGCTTCTGGTGTTCGCTTAACCATTGCTGAAAAATCTGCGGGATCATTTAAATCACCAAAGGCTGGATTCGCTGCTTTCCAAGTTTTTTCTATTGTGTGATCTGCTTCATTGTCTGCTTCCCACCACGCCATAAAGAAAGTCGGATCATCGACTTC